AGTTAGTTATGTCTCCACAAACTGTGGACTTGCGGAATGCAAGTTGTACTTTTTTAGAATAAATTACGGAACTAAAGTTACCATTCGGTAAGTTTGCATATCCGCTTGCCTTTGCAAAAGCCATGATTAATATCCTTTATGATGATTGGCTTAATAAATAAGATACGTAGTTGTATCTCGGTTAAGAGAACCTAATCAATCTGGATAAGGGGCTGAGTTTTCAAGGGTGCTAATAGGTCTGCTTGCCAGCTTCACTAAGAGGGCCTTTATTGTCAGGTAATTCTTAAAGATTTATTAGTGTTCTAAAGACTCAACAAGAGTCTTCGAAGATGCCCTAATAGGACACCAACAGTTATACCATACTTATACTTGTCTGTCAAGCACTTATTTAAGCATGTTGGTATTATCTAGCTTTGCCTGATACGTCATATATAAACTTACCACTTGACATAGCTTTTTGTATTTTATCGTAGTTTTCTTCAAAGTCTCTATCAGACATCTTAGCTACCTCTGATTCTTTTATCATTGAAGCTGAGCCTTCACTGTCAACAGCAGGTGTAGACCTTTTAGAAACAGTTTTAGCTGCATCTTTACTTGCTTTTTTCTTAGCTGCAATAGTCATACCGTTATCTACTTTATATAAGTCAATAACTCTTACAACACTTGCTGCATCATCTGAGTTTTCATATAAAGCGTCACGTACCCACTTAGGCTGATTCTCTACCCAATCATGGAATTTATCTGAATCACGTAACTCATCAAAGTCTGAATGTGATTTACGTATAGTTATTTCAGCTTTAGTTCTTTCAGCTTCATAAGCTGCTTCATCAAACTCACGTAATCTTTCTTCTGCTACTGCAAACTTTTCATCTGCTTTCTTAGATGCAATCGTCTCGACTATAGCTGCCACATCTGGATACTTTTCTGCCCATGCTTCTATGTCTTCGTCAGAACTAGGAGTTCTAATAGAAGCAGTGTTGTTCTGACTTTCTAGTAACTCTTTCCATTCTTTTTCTTTTTCAGCCATATGTCTACGGAGATCACCATAACGCTTTTTAAATGACTTTTCTTCTCTATTTAAGTTTTCATCAGACTCTTCTTCTGACTCAGTTGACTCTTCTTTTACCTCAGACTCTTCTGTAGTTTCTTCAACATCAACAGTATCTTCTTCTTCTGCAGTTTCTTTTGCCTCATCACCTGTATGCTCAGATATTAAAGCTTTTAGTTCTTCTTCATCTTTCTGCATACGAGATTGTTTTATTGAGTAGTTAGTACCTCTTGAAATCATTGTTTCTTTAGTATCTACATTTTTTACCATTTCTTGAGCCATATTATATATCCTTTTATTTATGTTGGGGTCAGCCGTAGCTGAGTGGCCTTAGTTATTTAGGAGTTGATGAGGGCTGTTCGCCCCCACCTTTAGTAGTATTATTTCTTAGTTGGTTTAGAAGCTAGACCTGGTTTCTTTAGTTTAGTCTTTTTATCTACTAAACCACCAGCGTATCTACCACCACCATGCATTGGTCCTGAACCTTTACGTTCTTTAACTGATTTAGGTTTAGGGCTACCACCTGCATTAGAGTTACCATATGAAGATGAGCTAGGTTTTGGTTTATTAGGGTTAGTTTGGTTAGCGGCTACTTTACCACCTTTCCAAGATGTCCCTCTGTCATCGCCTTTAGCAATCTTAGCACCTAAAGCAGTTTTTACCTCAGGACTGTAGTTCTTCATCTTACGAGCACGTTCAATACCTTGGTCTACATACTTCTCATTTGCGTAAGTAATACGTCCACCAGACTTAGTAGTTCTTGGTCTTTCTTCAGCTTTAGGTGTCTTAGACGCAGATGCCATACGGTTGCCCTTCATCATCTCAGTCATACCGTGAGTACCCATAGCCATCTTAGTTAGCGTTGTAGTTGAGTCAAAGAACCCACCTAACTTTAACTTGTTAGACTCAGCATAACCACCTGCTGCTTCACGTAACTTAGCAGCTTGGTCTGTGTAACCGTGTGATTCTAATACAGCAGCGTTAGCTAATACTTCAGCATGTTTCTGTGTTTTAAATATCTTACCAAAGATACCGTTGTCAAAGAAACCAGATACTGCACCTGCAGCTTTTTCTAAAAAGCTTTGCTCTTCTTCTGTCTCACCCATATTAAGAGTATCTAAAGACTGTTCCATAAGTACAGCAGGGTCTGTGTAATCATACTTTTTCATCCAAGCTTCTGGGTCATGTTCAGGTCTATTACTCTTACTTCCACGGTTATCTTTAACACAAGTGTTAGTAGTGGAGTCTAAGTAGTAACCTGGAGGACATGTAATAGGAGTAGGAGCAGCTTCAGGTGTTGTAGCTATCGGAGTTACTGGGTCAGGTATTGCTGGAGCACCAACAACTGTAGGAGCTGAACCTGTACTACCTGATTCAACAGAAAATCCTGGAGTATACGTGTAAGGGTTAAAGTCACCTGTTGTACCTGTTGCGTTTAGATCAGTAGTACCACCTACATTAAACTTACGAGGACCTGCTTGTCCTTTTACTTCAGGACCTACACCGTCATCTTTCATGTAGATACCTTTTGATTTTAATAGATTAGATACTGAAGGATCAGACTTAGCTGCTGCCTTTACTCTATCTATAATACCATTTATTTCTGAGTCTTTCATTACCATTCCACCTGTTGCATAACCATCTAATTTCATTAAGTCTTCGTCAGACACACCTTTAGAGACTTCACCTACAGGCTCACCACCCATACGTCCATCCTCTTCCATGTCTTCTAGCCCTGCTTTAGCTTTAGCTCTTAATTTCTCAAAGTAAGCTACCCCAAAGTATTTAACTACGTCAGCAGGTACTACATACTCACCAGAAGATAATTGAGCAGGTACATCATCTCTAACATCTTCAGCATTAGAACCAGGAGGTATATCGTTACCTGATACGGGATCTTTGTCTAGCCCATCAGTAGCTAAACCGCCTTCTTCATATATTTTACTATCCATTGTTAAAAAGTCTCCGTTCTTTCACCATTGATTTTATCACGTAGCATCTTTAGACTCCGTAACGCTTTTATTTCGCCTTGTAACCTATGTAACTCTAAAGGTTCATCTCTTTGCTCTATTTGTTTGTATGCAAAGTTAATACGTGTATCTAACTCTTTTTGAAAAGCATCATACAGTACTTTGTCGTTTACTAATTGTTTTAAAATCATTAGAGTTCCTATTTTTAAACTGGTGTTTCACCTGTATTACCAGAAAATCCTTGTTCACCTGGAACTGGAACACCACCTACATTTATTGCACCTGCATCAGGAGCTCCACCGCTAGCACCCATAGCTGCTTGCATTGCTGCTGCTTCTGCATTAGGGTCTACCTCTGGTGGGTTAGCTTCTTGGAACTTTCTTAGTATTTCTGCTTGTACTGCTGCCTCAGGTAAACTATTAGCAACCTTGTCAGCATCTAAGTCCATTGAATCTGCAATTTCTCGTATTACATAATCCATTTTAGCAAAAGGAGCTAGAGCAGGGTTTTGTACAACTTGTAAGAACTGCATTAGTCGTTGACTACGAACTTCGTTAGCCATTAAGGATGATGTACCTTGTGCTTTAACTTCTAAGTCACCTTTTATCTCTTCATCAAAATCAAATTGCATGTTGAATGAAAAGAAAGCTTTTCCTAGAGGCCCAAGCAAATAGTCATCTACGTTCTTAATAACTGTACGAACAGAGCCATTAGCTGCTGACATAAGCATAGATATGCCAGAAGCTGTACGTCCAACACCTGATACACCTGTCTGACCGTGAGCAAAGCTAGGCAGACCAGTTGATTCATCAGATAACTGACGAGCCTTATCAAACATTTGCATGTTTTCATTAGATACGTTAGGAAACTTAGTACCAAAAATAGCTTGACCAGGAGCCCCTCCACTTCTGCGAAAGACTTTTCCTGGGTAAATATCTAAGCTTTGACCTGGGGTTAGGTTATTTTCATCTACTTCTATTAACAAATTACCTGATAAAGCAGCATTGTCAACTGCCATACGCATAAAACCATTCATAAGAGTTTGAGTATCATCCATATTCTCTGCTAGACCGACCCCAAAGAATGAGTAAGGATTTACTTCGTAAGGCACAGCGTAGTAAGGTATAATTTGAGGACTAAAGGGGTTCATAACCAAACGTATTACTTGACCATTACAAATCCAAATATTACAGTTAAGTTGTTCAGAATCTTTAAGTTCTGAAGGTATATCTACATCATGGTCTTTAAGAACATCAGAATCTACGTAACCCCAGAACTCAAGTACTTCATATCGTTCTGAAGATGTTTCTTGTGAGTCGTCTTCCATAGCCTGCTCCCACCACTCTTTAGTGTAAGACTGACCATAAGACAAGGCAAGATCAACTGCGTTCTTACGGAAAAATGGACGTTTCTTAAGTGCACGTAGTTGAGACTTAGACATCTTGTGACGTTCTACAACATACTCAGCTTCATCCATAGAATTAGCGTCAGGATCAGGATAAAAGTTCCATACAGAAACAGAATCACACTGAGGTATTGTTTTAACACGAGGTTTGTAGTTACCTTCATTATCCCAGTTAGGATACTCTTTATCTACAGCAAATGGGCCTTTCATAACACCTGTACCAAACAAAGCACATTCAAATGCAGCTGTTCTAAGCTTCTTAGATGCACCTGATTCTTCTAATTGGTCATGTATCTTTTTTTCCATTTTCTTAGCGGCTACCATAGCAGGATGTACGGTTACTTCAGTAGCAGTTCTACCTTCACCTTCCTCCATAATATCGGCCACTGGGGTCATTGTATCAGATATACCACCTAACCGTTCAAGAAGGTCTGGGATAGTCTCTCCTGGGCGTAATTTAGAGTCCTCAGGGCTAACTGTAGGGTTACTTTCAGCCTTAGCTTTCTGCATATCTGGGTTTGACTCGAAATGCATAGCTTCTGCTATACCTTCTGGTAAAGTAGTAGGGTCTATTGAGATAGGAAACTTATTATTTCCAAAAAGAACCTCTACTAATTGTCCATAGGCAGCCAATACTTTAGTTTTAGTAACTTTAACAAAGATTCTAGACTTTTCAGTACTTGTAAAAGCTACATCAGGGCCGTAAATACCTCTATAGTTTCTATAGGACTTAACCCAACGCTCTTCATCTGTATACCTAGCCTGTTCAGCTCTTTTAAAACGCTCAGTAACGTAAGAAACTACCTTACCAACGGGCTCATCGGTTGTCTCACCCTCTGATATGTCTTCTATGAAAGAAGATTCTGAGTCTTCCATAACCGTCTCTAGTTCTTGTTCGTCCATTTCGTACTTATCCATGTTTATTCCTTAGTAGCCAAAGGTGGGGTCAGACATTTGAAAGCCTGATCGTTGTGTAGAAGGGTCATAATCCCAAAGAGAGGACCTAGGTCTAGTCATTAAGCCGTATCTTAAAGCATCATATCCGTGATCAATAGGACTTTTAGTATCTACATCTTCAAGATTGTTTTTATCAAGAGGAAGAGAGGGTAATTCTGATATTATGTTACGACAAGTGTTAAAGAAGACTATCCTAGGCTCTTCTGTAAACTCATCTATTTGTAGTCGTCTGTGTATTTCGTTCTTACCTGCAATTCGTGATCCTTTAGATCGGTCTGATGGTCTCCATCTACAGCCTTTTTGAATCATTTGTTCAGCTAGTGATGGTCCAGTATCTCCTCTGTTATGCCACAGGGAGCTATCTAAAACCCCATACCTTATCTTCTCACCTTCTTCTATTTCTATTATCATATCAGCTAAATCAGAAGCAGTAGTTTTATTTACGTATAGTTCTCTGTATATAACTATTTGTTCACTAGGAGCTACTGCAAACCACAATACTGCTGTCATCGAACCGTACCCATAGTCACAAGCTCTAAATTTAGCCCAACTGCTTGGTATATCATAAGGTTTTACTACATGCTTTTTAGGGTTAAACTCTGAAAAAGCTGCACCTTCAGATATACTCCAGTCACCATCCAACAACTGTCTACGTTGATGCTCTGGCATTGATAGTAGATTAGCCTCGTACATACCATCTTCAGCTAAATACGGGTTATTGAATAAATTAGCAGGTATAAACCTACGTTTAAATAAAGGCTCACCTTCTCTTGTATGTCCCTTAGGCCAAGATATTACTTCACCATTCTCGTCTGTAGCGTTAAATGCTGTGTTAGCAGGAGACGGGTCTATAAAAGTCTTTTTAACCCAAAAGTGACCTGGGCCACCTGGGTTTGTGGTTGCTCGCATATAGAGAGGTAGCTTAGAAGAACTAGTAGCACGTAAACGTGATCTCATATAATTCCATGCAAAAGGAGAAGGCCACTGTGTAAGTTCGTCTAGTCCTATCCAGTTGAAAGCTTGTCCTTGATACCTCATAACGTCATCATCTCTGTCAAGATATGACATCCATAGAGTAGCTCCACTAGGTGCTACCCAAGTCTTATCTCTTTCCATAAACTTAATACCTGGAATAGCCTTTGGGTATAGTTGTTTAGATACTGAGATAAGTTCTCTTAATTCTTCTGTACTACGTCTAACAAGAAGACCTCTAGAATGAGAGTTGTTGAAGTATCGTACAGGGTCTGCAACCATCGCATATGATTTACCACCACCTGCTGCCCCACCATATAAAACTTCCTGCTCACTAGAAGCTAGGAAGTCTTCCTGAGGACCAGGATTAGGAGCAAATATAATGTCTTGAGCTTTCTTGACATCTATAGGCTCTGGTTTAGGAGTAGCAAAAGTAGGAGTAACCTCAGGAGTCTGTGTAAAGTTTTCTTGTACCTTTTCCACCGAGTCTTTCTTCTTCGATGATACGGGCTTTTTCACTCGCTTCTTGGTAACGCCTTGCATAGTCTCTATGGGCAGAGGCCGTGTACCTTCTCTTTTCTTCGATGCTGACACGTTTATTTAATCCTACATGTGATATATACCTACCTGATTGTTCTGTAAGCCATCTAGCTACAAGTCTTAAACTGTATTCTTTTAAATACTTTTTAGCTTGTTCTAGCATTTCTAGCTGATCAGGTATTGGTTGAAGTATATCTTTATCTTCTTCGTCTTGCGAATATCCAAAAGGTATATGCCTACCTACTCTTACTATTGGGTAATATTCCCCATCTAAACCTCTCTTAGGAATCTTCCAAGATTGATCGACAGGGATAGCAGTTAGTGTAGGGGCTTGTTTTCTAGCCATCTTATATCACACACACATTAGTTTGTCAAGTTGTTATTTAGAACTTCTTTTTTGAGTACCTGGATTAGATGCGCCACACATAACGTATCCACCTTTTTTATAACCCATTTTCTTAGCTACTGCAGGTGCAGCTTTCTTTAAAGCCTTCATACCTTTAGACATTGGTTTCTTAACAGAACCACCATGCTTATACCCTGTCTTCTTCATATCCGAATCCTTCATCATTGTACCATCTGGCATTTTGTGATAACCTTTTTTCATAACTACTCCTCCTTCGTTAGCTCTAAACTTAGCAGTCTTTTCTGCTATTTTCTTTGGTTGTTTAACGAACTGTTTACCAGACGCTTTACCTTTACGTTTAGCAGCAGATGTTGCTGCGTATTCTTGACTTGTTAAAGCATCTCTAGCTGCCTTTGGTAAATACCTTTCACCAGTAGCTTTCTTGCCTTGAGTAGATGGTTTACCTGACTTAGTACCCCACTTCTCTTTAGTCCATTTATTAAGTGACCTTTGAGGAGCCTTCATTTTTTATAACCCCCACCTGCAGCTTTGTATTGTTTAGCAAGCATTTGTGCTTTACGAGCTGACCATTGACCTGCTGCTCCACCTTTGCTTCCTGCTTTTATCTTAGCAAACAGTCTTTTACGCATTGTAGGTTTAGTATAGTTTCCCGATGCATTTACTTTTGATTTTGTTTTTGATTCTGCCATTTATCTATCCTAACTATGTATTTCTAGCAGGGTCATAATACTCTTCAACAGATACCATAACGTCCATAGTGTTTGTAGTTTCACCGTATGCTAATATCTTATCACCTGCGTGTAAGTTAAAAAAACCACCATTGACTAGGTTAGTTACAGAGTGACCTGCCATACTTAAACCATTTGCAATATAATGATATTCATTATCATCTTTGTGATAGAACTGCATATATACTTTTTTAGTTGAGTTACTGTTGTTGCTTATATGCAAGTATCTTACAATAGCACTAAAGTTATTTGGACAAGTATATAATACTGTAGCGTTAGCATCTGCAGCTGTAGAAGCTACAAGATACCCTTGAGTATGAAACTTAGTATTATCTAAACTAGCCATACTACCACTTTACCTTATTTGCCCAGTAAGCTGCGTGTCTAGCCTTAAAAGATGCTCTCTTCTTTTTCATCTTATCTGATTCACCAGCTTTAGGTTTACCTGCAGTACTAGCCCCTTGCTCTCCAAATCTAATCATCTTAATTGTAGTACCTTCTTTTGCTAGTACTACATGTGATTTAGTTGGGTGCTTAGGTGTTCGCTTAGGTTTGTTATAACCTGAGAACTTTTCACCTCTATACTCTACCATACTATTCTTCTTTCTTTGCAGGTAAAATAAACACTGGTTCTACAGTAGATACTTCTACCTTTTCTGTTTTAACAAATCCTGCTCTGTCCATAAGGTCTTTAGCAGCGGTCATCTTTTCTTTAGCACCTAGCATATCTACATCACCCATTACTTTGAACATTGTATACGCAGCCTTAGTAGAAGACTGTGCTATAAACTTACGAGTAAGTTCTGATATCTCATCTACTAAAGAAGCTGTTACTGATGAAGTTGGAACATTGTCGGAGTATCCAGCAAGTTTCTTTGCTTTCAAAGGATCACCCTCTGCTTGTTCAAATAGAACAGCTAAGAATAATTCTTGCTTTTCTGTGAGGGCTCTTTTTGTCATATTACACCTTTACCCATGCTTCATTTATATCTAAAGTTTCTGGGTCATCTGCTATAAAGTGACCTTCTTCATCTCTAGCTCTTTTGTATTTAATCTTTTCTTTAGCTTTAACTTTATTTATAATATCTAATATTTCTTTAATATCACAAATAAAAGAACCATAAGGGTCTGTAACACCTACAACATCACCTCTAGGGGTAATTACTTGATCAGCAGATACAAAGTACCCTATACTATTTAGTTTACTCTCGTGCTTTTTTAAATCCATTATTTACCCCTTTTATGAGTACCTGGGTTAGAAGCACCACATGCAACATAGCCACCTTTGTTATATTTATGAGCTTGTGCCTTTCGTGAGAAACTACGATTAGCTCTCTTAGGCTGCACTCTCAAATTCTTAACAGAATTATCGTTAGGGTTACGGTTCTTATGATCAACATCTTTACCATCTCCCGTTTTAACTAGTCCACCTTTTTCTAACATACGTCTAGCTCTCTTACGAGAAGCATTAGCAGCTAAGTTAGACTTAGGTGATTTAAGTTGAAGAGCACGTTCTCTTTTATAGTTTCTTTTATAATTAGGTGAACTAGGCATCGTCAAACACACATATAGAAGTAATCACTGTACCAGTCCTTAGTTTTAATTTCATTGATATAGAAGCTGGGTCTATATTCCAACACCCAAAGCATTTACCACAAGGTTTATTCTTGTCATTCCAACAGTAACCTAACATCTATTTTCCTTTACTTGGGTTTGTCCACTTGTCTACCATTTTCTCACCAGAGCGACCAACTACGTAGCCTCCAACACCAAGAGTTAGTAAATTCCAGAGTTGATCAGGTAATTCTAATACGTTGTTCATAATCTCTGGGTAAGCAATCGCTATTATAGGGAATACTAAGTAGTTGACAGCTATGATAGCTATAACTATTAACATTAGCAGGGGCCTCCAAGAGGAAGTCAACCAGTTACCTGATGAAGCTTCTGCTAGTATTATTTCACCACGTACCTTCTCTATTGAGTCAGCGTGTTCTAGTAAAGCTAGTTTTGTTTCTCTTTCAATCTCTGCTCTTTTATCTGAATCAGGTACTATACGTTTTAGTACGTCACCGATAATGGGAGTTACAAGAGGTAATAAAGTACTTATCATTTTATTCTCGAACTATAGTTCACAAGCATCTTCAGTTCTTTTATGCTCGTAGAATCTATCGTTAGACCTTTTAGTTTCTA